CCTTCTAAACTGGAAGAACCCATGTACTTGTTTAAGAAAAAATCTGGTGGAAGTATTGATAAAGATAGTTTAGTTTCTATAACAGATATATACGGCGAATATGGTAGATAAATTTGATAGCACATCTCGTAACCCGAGTGACATAATTGATGCAAAAGCATTAGGTCCAGGCGGAGACGACCGAATCGATATTGAAGAAGTAGGAACTCAAGTTGATGTTAACCTTTCTCCCGATCAAGTAGAAGACAGTGTTGAGATCATTGAGGACGGTTCCGCAATAGTTGGTGAAGTTGACGTTCCTGTCGCTTCTGGTTTTAATTCTAATTTAGCAGAAATTTTAGACGAAGGGTATTTAGGTTCTCTTTCTAATGAATTAATGGAGAAAGTAGAAAATGATAAATCCTCTCGTGAAGATTGGGAACAAGCCTATACCAAAGGTTTAGATTTACTTGGTTTTAAATATGAAGAACGAAGCAGACCTTTTAGAGGTGCTGCAAGTGTTCATCATCCTGTCTTAGCTCAAGCCGTCACTCAGTTTCAAGCAATGGCTTACGTTGAACTTTTACCCAGTGATGGTCCTGTCCGAACACAAGTGGTGGGTGCTGTTAACGAACAATTACAACAGGCAGCCGAGCGAGTCAAAGAATACATGAACTATGAGATTACTCATGTTATGGAAGACTACAATCCAGAGATGGACCAATTATTATTTCAATTACCTTTATCAGGGAGTGCCTTTAAAAAAGTTTACTTTGATGAAAATCAAAATAGAGCTGCATCTAAATTTATTCCTGCTGAAGATGTGATTGTTCCTTACGGTGCATCTGATTTAGATAGCTGTGATCGTATTGCTCAAGTTGTGAAGATGTCCATGAATGATCTTCGCAAAAAACAAGTTTCAGGATTCTATCGAGATATTCCTTTACAACCTTATGATGGCGATGATGTTTCCGATGTTCAAGAAAAAATGGATCGCATCGAAGGTACTAATCCAACTGACTACCGCATGGACGATATGGCTGAGTTATTAGAAATGCATGTGGATTTAGATTTAGAAGGTTTTGAAGATATTAATCCAAGAAATGGTGAGCCAAGCGGAATTAAATTACCTTACGTTGTAACAGTCGATAAAGGATCAAACAAAGTTTTATCTATTTACCGAAACTACAATGAAGGTGATCCTTTGAAAAGAAAGAATGATTATTTCGTACATTATAAGTTTTTACCGGGATTAGGTTTCTACGGTTTTGGTTTAATTCACATGATTGGTGGATTAACCAGAACAGCTACCTCTGCTTTACGTCAGCTTTTAGATGCAGGAACATTATCAAACATGCCTGCTGGTTTTAAATCTCGTGGCTTTAGAATTCGTGATGAAGCCCAACCTTTACAACCAGGAGAGTTTAGAGATGTTGATGCTCCTAATGGAGTTATTCGTGAAGCGTTAATGCCTCTACCTTATAAAGGACCAGATGCCGTTTTAATGCAACTTTTAGGTTTTTGTGTGGATGCTGCCAAGCAATTTGCAACAGTGGCCGATATGCAATTATCGGAAATAGGTAGTTCGCAAACTCCTGTCGGTACAACCATGGCTCTCATGGAACGTGGTACCAAAGTGATGTCGGCTGTTCACAAAAGATTACACTATGCACAGAAAAAAGAATTCGAATTACTAGCCAAGATTTTTAAGATGGCATTGCCACCTGTTTATCCTTTTAATGTTCAAGGTGGTCCAAGACAAATTAAAGCAATCGACTTTGATGATAACATTGACATCTTACCAGTATCCGATCCAAACATTTTCTCTATGTCACAAAGAGTGACGTTGGCACAAAATCAATTACAACTTGCTCAAAGCAATCCTCAAATGCACAATTTACGTGAAGCCTATCGAAGAATGTATATTGCGTTAGGTGTTAAAGATATTGAACAGATATTACCTCTTCCTCAACCACCTCAACCTCAAGATCCAGCAATGGAACACAGTGTTGTTTTACGAGGAGCACCTTTACAAGCATTCCCCCAACAGAATCATGAACTTCATATTAAAGCACATCGAACTTTTATGACCTCTGCTTTAGTCAAAGCTAACCCTATGGCAGTGATGAATTTAGTATCACACATTAATCAGCACGTTTCTTTACTGGCAACTCAAACTGTTGATCAAGCAATGGTAGAAGAAGCGGAAAAATTACGTCAACAATTCGGTGAACAGATACCCCCAGAAGCTTTACAAGCACTACAAATGCAAAGAGCCACAGCTATTGATAATGAAATTGTTAAAATTACCGAACAAATGGTGGTTGAAGAGCAAGAATCAATGCAAGATCAGAATATGGATCCTCTTGTAATGCTAAAACAACAAGAATTAGCACTAAGACAAGCAGAAGCTCAGATGGATGCGCAGTTTGATGCACAAAATGCTGCTCTCAAAGAAGCTCAATTTGGTTATAAGCAAACTTTAGACTCACAAAAACTAAAAAAAGACTACGATTTAGCTGAATTAAGGGCAAATGTTGCTCGGGAAAGAAATAATGCCTCTAACCGACAAGGGTAAAAAGATAAAAAAGTCAATGTCAAAGACTTATGGAAAAAAATTAGGCAAAAAAGTGTTTTATGCTAGTATAAATAAGGGAAAAATTAAAGGAGCAGAGAAAAAATGATTTGGTCTTTACTTGGAACTGTCGCTAAAGGTGCTGTTGATGTTATCAAGACAAGAACAGAGACTAAAAAACTTATGGCAGAGGCAGAACAGACTCATGTTCGAAAAATGGCTCAAGGTGAAATTGATTTTGCCATTGCTTCTCAGAAAAATATGCAAAATTCATGGCGTGATGAGTGGTTCACTGTAATTTTATCACTCCCCTTGCTAATTGTGTTCGGAGCAATCTTTTTTGGTAAACCAGAATGGATACAAAAACTTAAAGAAGGCTTTGATACATTAAATCAATTACCAGATTGGTACATTTGGGCATTGATGGCGGCCATTGCTAGCTCTTTTGGACTCAAAGTCACTGATTTGGCAATCAAAAAGTTTAAAAAGTAATGTGTCAGGGATGCGATTGTGCTGATGACTGCCCTAACAAAAGTAAAATGTTAGATCGTTGTCGTAAATGCGATTGTGTTTGTCATGCTAATCAAACTTGTATGTGTGAATGTGCGATTTGCGAATGTGTGGAGTGTTTAAATGCAAAAGAAACCAAAAAGACTAACGAAAACAACCCCTCCTAAAAAAGGGCCTTTATCACAAGGGTTGCAAAATACTTATAAAAAGATACAAATAATTAAGATAACCAAATAAGGACTTAATTATGAAACACACCTATTTCAAAATACCAGGGTGGTGTAATTACACTGAAACTTATGACATGATTGTTGATGAAATTGCCGATGATGGCAAGATCGTAGAGATTGGATCTTTCCTGGGTAGATCAACTCACTATTTAGCAACAGCATTAGTAAACGCAAACAAAGAAAATGTGAAAGTTTACTGTGTTGACACCTTTGAAGGTTCAACGGAACACGCAGCACTAAAATTACCCAAAGATTTTTCACACATCTTTAAAGAAAACTTACAATACTTTATTGGTCGCAATATGGTCATTCCTTGTCAGGGAAGATCCGACTCTAAAGAAATATTAGATAAGTTTGAAGATAGTAGCATTGATTATGTCATGGTTGATGGTGCACATGAATATGAACCTGTCATGGATGATATTGAGAACTGGTGGCCAAAGTTAAAACCAACAGGAACAATGTTTGGTGATGATTATTTATTGGAATCAGTGAAACAAGCCGTACCTCATGCCTTGAATAAATTAGGTGTGAAAAACTATGGCGCTAATCAGAGTATAGAGCAAACATGGTACGTTACCAAAGATGATACAAATCATCGTTGGGTTAAACAAGTGCCTGGACATAATACTCTCACATGAGCACTTTTGTACTACACAATTATCAAAAAGAACTTAAAGCCTTAAAAGAAAACTTGATAGAAAACCTGATTGTAGGGGTTGAAAACTATGAACAATACAAGTATATTTTAGGTAAGATTAACATGTTAGAAACATGCCAACAGGAGCTTTCTCGCCTGCTGGAACAAGAGGAGAAAATAGATGACTAAAACGTTATATGTCCCAGAGGACATATTAGAAAAAATAAAAAACCCTTCTAAAGATATAAAGAAGGACAGAAAAGAATTAGAAAAATTACCTTCACCGGTCGGTTGGAGAATTTTAGTATTACCCTTTAGAGCAGATAAAAAAACTAAAGGTGGTATTTTATTAACAGATAAGACTGTAGAAGATTCTCAATTAACAGCATCAGTTGCTTTAGTATTAGCAGTAGGACCTGATGCTTATCAAGATAAAGAAAAGTTTCCTAATGGCCCTTGGTGTAAACAGGGCGATTGGGTTGTGTTTGGCAGATACGCAGGATCAAGAATAAAGATAGAAGATGGGGAAGTAAGGTTACTCAATGATGACGAAATACTCGGCACTGTTGATAGCCCAGAGGACATACTAACTATTATGTAACATGGGAGGTTAACCATGCAAACAGAAATTACTTCTGGACAAAAAGAAAAGATGGTCGATCTTGATACATCAGGTGATGGACAAGTCGTAGAATTTGAAGATAAATCTCACGGCTCTGTTGCACCAGAACAGTATGAAGAAGTAAAGACCGAAGAAAAAGATCCTCTTAAACCTGCTGTTGAAGAACAGTCAGAAGAGATGGATGAGTATTCTGATAAAGTCAAAAAAAGAATTGATAAAATGACTTGGAAACTCAGAGAAGCTGAAAGAGAGCGTGAAGCTGCTCTTCAGTTTGCACAAAACGTTCAAAAAGAATATTTGGAAACAAAGAAAAAAACTTATGACATTGACAAAGGTTACATGTCAGAAAGTGAAGTTCGAAACAAAATGGCTTCGGATATTGCTCGTCAAAATCTGATTGCTGCTCGTGAAGCGGGTGACTATCAGAAAGAAGAAGAGGCACGTCAAGCTTTGACCAAATTAGATTTAGAAGCGGAAAGAATTCGAGTTACTAAAACTAAGAAAGAACGTGAGTATGAAGAGTTCCAAAAACAGTTAGAGCAAGAGCAACAAGCTTACGCTCAACAACCTCAACAAGTCAGACCTCAACCTTCTTCCAAGGCATTAGCCTGGGCGGAGAAGAATCCTTGGTTTAGACAAGATGGGGAAATGACTGATTATGCTCAAAGAATTCATCGTGGTTTAGTGGCAGAAGGATTTGACACTGAATCAGATGAGTATTATGATGAATTGACTAATAGAGTTAAAAACAAGTTTCCAGAATCCTTTTCGAGGGGTTCGGATCAGACCACCGGAGGTAACAAAATCGTCCAACCTGTTGCTTCTGCTTCAAGGTCTGCA